GCAGATGCACTTAAAAGCATACAAGTTTCGGATTTATCCGTCTGAAGAGCAAGAAATTCTACTAGCAAAGACTTTCGGCTGTTGCAGGTTTGTTTGGAATAAACTTGTTGAAAACTTCAATAACAACTCCAAGGAAGTTATTACCGAGAAGACGCTTAAAGACACTCCTGAATTTGAGTTTCTTAAAGAGGTTTCTGCTTCTACCCTTCAACAAAAAAGAGATGACTTTATTGAATTTAAGAAACAGTTTTTCAACAAGAAACGAAAGGTTAAACTCGGAAGACCCAGATACAAGAAGAAATCAAATAGGCAGTCTTTTAGACTCAATAATCAAAGGTTTAAACTTGACCAAAAAAACTCTTTAGTTAGACTTGAAAAAATTGGTTGGGTTAAAGTTGTTATTGACCGTGAAATACCAGAAGATGCCGATTTTAGGAACATTACCGTTTCTAAAACTCCAACGGGAAAGTATTTTGCCTCTATCTTGGTCAAACAAGAACTCAATCCAATACCCTCTACCGGCAAGGTAGTAGGTATTGATTTGGGCATTAAAGACTTGTTCATTCTTTCAAATGGTCAAGTCATTAACAATCCCAAGTGGTTTCACAAGAACCAAGCGAAACTCAAAAAAGCCCAGAAACATTTAAGTCGTAAAAAGAAGGGAAGTAATCGCTACAACCGGCAACACATTAAAGTTGCTAGAATACACGAATACATTACAAACAGTAGAACTTACTTTCTTCATAACGTGTCTACTGCCTTGGTTAGCACTTTTGATGTGATTTCTATTGAAGACTTGAACGTTTCTGGGATGTTGAAGAACCGTAAATTAGCGAAATCCATTGGCGATGCTTCGTGGTCCACTTTTGTGTCTATGTTAGAGTATAAATGCAACTGGTATGGTAAAGTCTTGGTTAAGATTAACCGATTCTTTCCTTCTAGTAAGACTTGCTCCAACTGTGGACACAAGGAAGACAAGATGCCTTTAAACATTCGGGAATGGACTTGTCCTTCTTGCGGCTCAAAACACGATAGAGACTTAAATGCCTCTATCAATATTTTAAAGGAAGGTTGGCGCAGTCTAACCGACCAAGAACTAACATCGGCGGAGTACGCCGATTACGGGCGTGGAGCGGAATTAAGACTGAGCGGTGATTTTCACCATTTAGCATCTGCTATGAAGCGTTTAGGAAATCAATAGAGTTTTTTACTATTACTGAAATTATGTATGAACTGGAATGGAGTTAATTATGAACCGAAATCAAACTGAAGACCTGGCTACACTTGCAACAGTTTTTTATAACAATCTATCTGAAGACTCAACCTGGCAGAATCCATTTGCATATGACAACTGGAAGCCAAATATCGTTATGGACCTTCTAGGAGAAGAAGCCGCTGGTGAGTTTAGCGAACTGCATCAAGATGCTCTAACCGAAGAGCAGCGCCAGTATGCCTATACTCTTTATAAGGGTCTACCCGATTATCTGCGTGAAACCGCAACTGGAAATAAAGTTTTCTATATCGATGTGGCAAATTTACCAGAAGCGGAAGCTGAGCAGTTTATCCGTGATGCGATGACTACCCGTATTGCTCCCGTGACTGGAGTTGCACAATGAGCGACATTAAGCCACCGTGGGGTTATTCCGAGGACCCCTGGAAAGAGATTGACCTATTTCAAGATTGGGTCATTGAAAAAGACCTAAAGGCAATTGACGTAACTGATACGCTAACTCTTATTGAACTTTTTAGTCTATGCACCGAAACGTTTGAGGTTGCAAATCCTCCTACTGAGTTTACTGCGCCAATCGTTGATATGGAACAAGAGGCATTTCTTGAAACGGGTTTTTTACAAGACCTAGGATAAATGACTACACCAGATTTGGGACACTGGCTAACCTCAATCAACTTCTCAAAAGAGAATCTGATTGAGGAGATTCCTGAGAACATTTCTTCTTATACTCCTTACGTTATCAATAAGTGTGTTGCGGGGCATCTTGATACGATTCTGTTTGCCAATGAACTGAATCAATATCCTTATATTTCTAAGGATATGCAATATGCCTTTTATTTACATTCCCTGAGAAAGAAAAAGAGATATACTCCTTGGGTTAAAAAAGAAGATGCAGAGAATCTAGCCGCCATTAAAGAATATTATGGTTACAATGATAAACGGGCACTAGAAGCCCTAAGACTTCTAAATAGAGAAGAGATAAATTTTATCAAACAAAGATTGAATAAAGGTGGAATGAGAAAATGAGTGAATTGAATAAAGAGGGATATGTTAATTGGAATCCCTCTCTGATGATTGAAGTAACACTTGATGAACCGGATACTTTTCTAGTTGTTAAAGAAACCCTGCAGCGTGTAGGTATTTCAAGTAAGCACGAAAAGAAACTATATCAGAGTGCTCACATTCTTCATAAGTCGGGAAATTATTATATCATTTCTTATAAAGAACTCTTTGCTCTTGATGGTAAGTATTGTACTTTAACCGAAGATGATGTTCGGAGACGCAATAGAATTGCAAAACTTCTAAGTGATTGGGGTCTTGTTAACATCGTAAGACCAGAACAAATTGAAGATATGGCTCCTCTAAGTCTTATTAAAGTTCTTACTTATAAGGAACGTCAGGATTACGAATTGGTTTCCAAGTACACTATTGGTGGCAAGAAGAAGACTCCAAAGGCGGAAAACCAAACAACCTGAGTTCGGTTTTTCCTACTTGAACATTTGTTAATCCTTATCTAAATATGCGTAGCAAGATGCCTTATGGGTCTTGTTTTTATATACTCGCTTAAAAGGAGAAACAAAATGACCATTTCGCGGTACACTACTGCTAATCTACCAAAACTTATTGATGAGATTGAAAGGTATGCCCTAGGCTTTGATACATTCTTTGATAGAGTATCATCCCTTTCTGGGACATACACAACCTACCCTCCAGTAAATATTGTCCAAGAATCGGAAACCCGTCGTAGAGTGGAAATGGCTCTAGCCGGTTTCAATAGTTCCGAACTCAAAGTATACACTGAAAACGGAAATCTGATTGTAGAAGGATCAAAGGAAACAAAATCAACGGATACATACATTGAACGAGGAGTTGCTTTCCGCAATTTCAAATGGGCAAGAGTTCTACCTGAAACTTGGAGAGTTGATAATGTATCCTTTGCAAACGGTCTTCTGACTGTTACCATCAATCGCTATGTGCCTGAGCACGAGAAAAGGCAGGATTATCGGTTCTAAATAGAACGGGCTGCTCCCTAATTATCGTTGCCAATCAAAAGCAGGGCATCTGGCACATATCAGATAAAGCCCTGCTATTTTTTACTATTTTATATGAATGAAATGACTGAAACAATGCTAACTGAAGTTAATATGCCACAAGCCGCCCCGGCACAGCAAGCAACTAGAGCAAAAGCGAGAAAGAAAATATCCGTCTCAAAATTACTACCACCAACAGAAAAACAAGTAGATGCTTGGATTGTAGTATTTTCACATATTGTACTGATTACTCAACTAGTTAAAAATGTGGATGAAGACGGGGAAAATGAATGGGTTATGATTGAGCCATTTGTTATAAAAGATGCAAATCTTTCTATACTTTCTCCATATCTTTTAGAATATACCGATTCAAATAGATTTGTCATCAATTCTGATAAGATGTTAACATTGGCTAAGCCAAATGCAGTGCTACAGTCAAAATATGAGAGCCTTCTTAACGGATGAGATTTTATACAAACGTAAAGCAATTAGGAAACTACATCTATGTTCGGGGTTATGAAGATGGAGTTCCTTTTAGAGACCGAGTTGAATATAACCCAACCCTATTTTTAAAAAGTCCAGAACCCTCAAAATATAAAACCCTACAAGGTGATTATCTAAAGCCAGTTCAACCTGGAACAATCAGAGACACCAGGGAGTTTATAAACAAGTATAAAGACATTGACAACTTCTCAATCTATGGAGATATTTCTCCGGTAAATCAGTATATCTCGGATAACTATCCAGAAGAGAATATTGAGTTTGATGTCAAGAAGATGAAAATCTACATTATTGACATTGAGACAACTTCAACTTATGGATTCCCTAATGTTGAGCAAGTAAGAGAGGAAGTTCTTCTTATTACGATTCAAGACTTTGCAACAAAGAAAACATATACTTGGGGTAGCCGCCCGATTGCAGAAAAAGTAGAAAACGACATTTATTTTGAATGTAAAAATGAGATGGATCTGTTAGACCAGTTCATTCAATTCTGGGAATCAGATTATCCAGATATTGTCTCTGGGTTTAACTGTGAGTTCTTTGATATGCCGTATCTTCTTCGTAGGATTGCTGTTACTCTATCTGAGGCTGATGCAAAAAGGCTATCAGTATGGAAGTATATCAGAGAGCGCAAAGTCAGGATTGAAAACTCAAACCGAGAAGAATATGTCTATGAGATTGCAGGAGTTTCCTGTCTTGACTTTCTCGCTCTCTTTAAGAAGTTTAGTGGTAGAAAGTTAGAGAACAACCGACTGGATACTGTGGCCCAGGAAGTTCTAGGAGATTCAAAACTAGACCACTCACAGTATGAGACTTTTGCAGATTTCTATACTCAAGATTTTACAACATTCACTCTTTATAACATTAAAGACTGTGAACTTGTAAGTAGACTGGAAGAAAAAGAGGGTCTTATTGGTCTTGCTCTTACGATGGCATTTGATACTAGGGTAAACTTTGAAGATGTTTTCTTTCAAAGTAGAATGTGGGATTCAATTATCTACAACTACCTCAGAAGGGAAAACATCTGTATTCCACAAAGGCAAGAGATAACACTAAAGACTGAGAAGTTCAAGGGAGCATATGTAAAAGAAACTCAAGTTGGTAAGTTTAATTGTGTTGTAACATTTGACATACGTTCTCTATATCCATCAATTATTCGTACTTTTAATATTAGTCCAGAGACTCTTGTAAAACAACGAAATCCTAATGTTTCAGTAGACGCTATTCTTTCTGAAGAGTTTACAAATGATACGGATTATAGTGTATGCGCCAATGGTTCAATGTATGATAGGTCTCAACAAGGTTTTCTACCAAAGCTGATGGAAAAACTTTACAATGAGCGGGTTATCTATAAAAATAAGATGTTAGCATCTGCGGCTGAATATGAGAAGAATCCATCGGAAGAAGTTAAGAAAAATATTACGGTTTATAACAACTATCAGAACGTAAAGAAGACTGTTCTTAACTCTGCATTTGGAACTCTTGGTTGTGAGTATTTTAGATATTATGACCTAAGAAACGCCGAGGCAATCACTTATACGGGTCAGGCAATTATTCGCCATTTAGAGCAAAGAATGAATGCTTTTCTCAATAAAATTGCCGGAACTGAGAACTTTGACTTTGCTATTGCAATGGATACTGATTCTATTATGATTAACTTTGAACCAATTATTCAGCGTATTTTTGGTGACAAAGAAGTTGAGATGGTAAAAATCATTGACTTTATGGATAAAGTTTGCTCCACTAAAGTTCAAGAGTGCATTGACAATTCATTTAATGAAATTTGCGATGTTCTTGGTTCTTTTGACCGACAACTCAGTATGAAGAGGGAAAAACTCTGTTCATCTGGTCTATGGGTCGCCAAGAAGAACTACATAATGAACGTGTGGGACAATGAGGGTGTAAGATATGCAGAACCAAAGATTGTTATCTCTGGAATCTCTGCAATTAAGTCATCAACCCCAGCATATTGTAGGAACAGAATCCGAGAAGGAATCAAACTGATTCTTAATGGAGACAATAAAGACATCATTGATTTTATCAGTCATTGCAAAAAAGAGTTTTTCACTCTTACTCCAGAAGAAGTATCATTTCCAAAAAGCGTCAGCAACGTCAATAAATATGCAGCGCCTAGTAACTCTTACATAAAAGGAACACCCATTCAATCTAGAGCCTCATTAATTTACAATAGGTACATCAAAGAGAAGAAACTAGAAATGAAATACCCTTTGATTAAAGATGGAGAAAAGATTAAATTCTGCTATCTTAAAATGCCAAACCCAATCAATGAAAATGCAATTGCATTCATTCAAAGATTTCCAACCGAGTTGGGTTTGAATAAATTTGTAGACTATAATACACAGTTTGAAAAGACATTCATTTCACCTCTTCGGGCTATCTTGGATGTTATCGGTTGGAATACAGTAGAAACAAGTTCACTAGATTTTTTATTTGGATGATTAACGTATGGACTTTTTAAAAGATTTAATTAAAGAGGTTGGTGGAGATTATATTAAACTTGCTAAAGATATTGTAGAAGAAGAAACTTTTGTTGATACTGGCTCTTATCTTTTCAATGCGGTAACTTCCGGTAGCATCTTTGGGGGTGTGAGTGGAAATAAGATTACCGCTATTGCTGGGGAAACTTCAGTTGGTAAAACTTTTTTTGCTCTTGCTGTTGTTAAGAACTTTCTTGATACCAATCCTGGTGCAATGTGTCTATATTTTGATACCGAATCTGCTGTTAGCCGAAAACTACTTGAGGAACGTGGTGTTGATACTAGCAGAATTGTTGTTATTAATCTTGTAACAGTTGAAGAGTTTCGTAATAAGGCTCTCAACGCTGTTGAACTTTATATGAAAAAGCCGGAATCCGAAAGGTCTCCTTGTTTATTTGTTCTAGATTCTTTGGGTATGCTCTCTACAACCAAAGAAATTGAG